CGCAGTCCTATGCCATGCCTGAGTATTCGATACCTGCTTCCCGCAAAGTTTTCGCGCGTTTCGATCAGCCCGCCGTTTGTATCAATCGTCGTGCTTTTGCTCAGGCCACCAAGTTCATGTATCGTTTTTGGTCTTCATACATGACTGTTTTGCCTTGGACCCATCAGGAGGTTATTGACAGTCTTGATCTCACTACATCTGTCGGGTTCCCCTTTAATTCAACTTTCTCTTGCAAACGTGATATGTTTGAAAGTTGCGGCACTGGTTTCCTTGAGGTCTGCTACGAGTTTTTTCGTCAGCACCCTTATCGTTCCATTTTTGATCAGAGCCTTAAAGAAGAGATTCGACCTGTCGGAAAGGACCCTCGTGGTATCCTTTGCGCTCCTGTCGATCAGGTGTATATCTCGAAGAGGGTTTTCGGCGCTCAGACAGCCGGTTTTTACCTCTCCGCCCTTGAAACACCATCAGCCGTTGGAATGTCCAGGGAACATCTCGGCTGGAATCAACTCTTCAAATACCTCAACAAGCACCCGCTTGGAATATCTATTGATATCAAGCGTTTTGACTCGCGCATGAGTTCTTTTGTTATGGACACCATTCGTGATTTTCGGATTGCGTGTGGTGCCGATGCGCGCCTTGCTTGTGCTATTTACGAACAACTAAATGATACTCTTGTTCGTTTACCTGATGGCTCTCTTTACCTCAAGGAAGGTGGCAACCCTTCTGGGTCAACCACCACCACTGCTGACAACACACAAGCCAATTTCCTCGCCAATATGACCTGTTTGCTCATTCAATTCCCCGATTTAACTTTCGATGTGTTTCGTGAGAACTTCACCATGTTTCTCTACGGAGATGACATGGTTTGCACCAGTTCTTACCCCGTCGATTGGTCTCGCCATCTTTCTCTGCTTCGCGTCAATTTTGGTTACGACTCCACCATAGAAGCTATGGGTCCCGCTAGTGATCTTTGTTTCCTTGGTGGGCGTTTTGGCGTGTTCCATATTGGGCCTGTTCCTGTCGCCGTGCCTATTATGGACTCCCTTAAGATGGCTCATCACCTGCTTTTTAAAAATCGGAACGTTTCAGATGAGCGTGTCATTGAACGGTTGTTCGCCATTCGTCGGTTAGCTCCTTTCAATGATGACCTTATGGTCTGCGTTGATCTCGCTATTGGTTTCCTTGCTAAACATGTGCCTGCTCCTGTTTATGCCAAGTATCACGTTTCTCTTGACGTCGCCAAGTCCCTTTACTTGTATCCTGCACTCACAAACCAGTTGAATTAAAAAGCTTGCTGGTTTAAAGTTCTCATGCTCCGATCTGGACGCCGCGACGCTTTTTCTTCTTTGCTCTCTGCCGGCTCTGTGCTCCCTGACACAGCTGTCGCCCTTACCAACGCTCTTGATCCTTTTCACGATACTGCCACCACTACTGTTGGTTGGCCAACATCATCGCCTTGTGAATCCGTTGTTCAAGTTTACACATCAACTCGCGCTATCTCTGCCCCTGCTTCTGCTGCAGGTGGCAATTGGGATTGTCATGTTTTCACACTCCCCGAATTTTCGCAGCAACAGTATCAAGTTGGTTTAACTGGCGATAATGCTGACTCTCGTGTCAACAGTATTGCCACACAGGCCACACCAACTATCACGCTTGGTCCTGTCAACTCCGTCTCTGGTCCTACTGGAGTTGCTTTGCTGCCTCAGAGTGTTGCGTGGAACCCCGCCGCTCTTGGTCTTGAGTGGTGGAACCCTGATCTCACTGCTGCCTATCCTGGGCAGAAGAAGATTCAGTCTGTTTCTTTTGAGGTCCACAATGTTACTCCCAAACTTACTGTTGGTGGCTCTGTCGCCGTCTATGAGCAATCTTCTGATATTACTGGCTACGGCTGTGCGATTCAGAATGACACTGTCATGTCTATCGCCAATGACTATATCAATTGCTCTCCTTTACCACCCAACGAGATTGACGATGTGTTGCTCTTGCCCAAGTCTAAACAGTGGAATGCTGAATATGGCTGTTATGTTGTTGCCAAATGCGACCCCGACGACAACAAATTTCAGAAAGCCAACATGTCCGCCCGCGGTTTCACCGTTAGTGACCCCACTTTGGCTGCGAACAGCTATGGCCTCTTCTATGTTGGTGCGCCTTTTGCCCGTTATGGCGTTACCACTTATGGCCGGCCTAACGCCACTTTTCCAATTAATTGGAATGTTTCTGGCGCGTATTTTACCGGTCTGCCCAATTCCACTGTGCTCCAAATTACTACCAAGGTGATTGTTGAGTCTGTTCCTACTTCTGAGAACCAACAACTTGTCGTGCTTAGCAGGCCTCCCGCTATGTACGACGAGAACTTTTTCCGCCTTTACAAGCAAGTTGCCATTGCACTCCCCCCTGGAGTTATGGTGTCCGAAAATGCTAAAGGCGAGTGGTGGAAACGTATTCTTGGTGCTGTCGAGAAATTCGCCCCCATGGTTGGGGGCATGCTTATGCCCGGTGTTGGCGGACAAATTGGTCAGCTGGTTGCTAATGCTGCCGGCGGGATCACGTCTGTCGTTCAAAATAACCGTGCGAAGAAAGCGGAGCAACGCGCTGCAGCTCGCTCTCGACAACCTTCGGTTAATCGAGCGGGCGCTTCTCGAGGGTCTCTCAACGAAGGATCTTCCTACGTCACACCTCGAACCCGATCTACAGGCGCTGTCACCATAGCGGTTGAACCCTCTCGATCCCGCTCTCGCTCCCAATCTCGATCTCGCTCTAAGACTCGCTCTTCCTCTCGTGGCCGCTCTCGATCTCAAGCTGCCCGAGCCTCGTGGCCTGAATGAGCTTGGTACGTTCCCTTTTTGTCGCCGTAGTTGGCTAACCATGGTGTTTTCTTATGTCTTTGTTCACC